CGCGGGCAAGCGCCTCGTCCATCTCATACACCATGCCCGCGTATTGGTCTGTTAAAAACTGAACCGCCGGAGCAAGGTCGCGCCCGATAGTCTCAAATGCCTGTTGTTTCGCCTCGTTCAAAGTGTCAAAGCTGTGTGCAAGCGTCGTTCCGCCCTCTGCGGCGTTTGCGACCTGTCCATCCACCCCCTCAAGCATTAACTCGTAAGCCTCAGCGTTTCGCCCCGCTTCCGCCAGCGTCCGAATCTGCTCTTTGAGCGACTCGTCAAGAAAAATCCCTTGCCGCTCAAACATGCTCATCGCGCCGCTTGCGTCCTGCATCGCCCGCGTAAAATACCTTACCGCCGACGGCATCGCCGTCCCTGTAATCTCTGACAAGCTCTGCGCGACCATTATCGTTTGCTCATAAGACTCCCGCGTCAAATCCTGCTGAGTCAATAAAAGCGAAGTCGCTTCGCGCACTTCCTGTGCGCTTCCAAGAGTCGCGCGCCCTATATCGCGCGCGAACTCCTGAATATAATCCGTGTCCGCCCAAGCATGGCCCATAACCTCAGCTTGCCGATCAAGCCGCCACAACGCCTCCTCAGCGCTTGAAAAAGCATCAACCGCCTCGCGCCCGAACTGCGAAACCACCCGCACAGAAAAATAGGCGGCCAGCGCGCCACCTGCCGCAACTGCCGCCCTTTGTAAACCGCCCATGCCCCTCTCAAGGTTTCCGACTTCGCGGTTTGCCGTGCGAGTCTCCGACTGAGTCCCGCGCAACGCATCGTTTACCCTTCGCGTCCCGCGTTCCGCCCCCGTCGAATCGACACTTATCCTTATGGTTTGGTCAGTCATATCCGGAAACCTCTAAAAAGTTATCATTCCTGCCTTGCTCTTGGGCTTTTCCTGCTTTTCTCGCGCCACTTCCCGCTCTTCCGCTTCCATTTCGCGCACGAAAAAAAACAAGTCTTCCGTCTCTTCGTCATCAAAATCGAAAAAAACCGCGTATTCTTTAATCTTGCTCCAAGGAATCGGCGGGAGGCCTCCCATAGAAGGGGGCCTCTCCGTATCAAGATCATGGTACGCCTGATAAAAAAGACTTAATCCCGGCAATAACTCCGGCCATTTGTCAATAACCGAAACTTTCCCGCCCTTTTTCCACCGCTCTTTTAGCTTTTCCGCCTGCTGCCCCCACTCGATTTGGTAGCGGAGACAGCGTCGGAGTTTTTTGCCTCTTCCTCTTTCGCTTGCCAGTTCGTCCGCGAAATCAAGCGCGCCTGAAGTTCCCGAAAAGCGTCAAAAGCGTCTTCCGTAAACAGCCATACAATGTTTTCCTTGGTGCAAGCCGCAGGAATCTCGCCGTTCGGCCCCTCGATATTTCCGCCCCAGTCCACAATCACCGCTTCCGCATACGTCTCTACCAGCAACCGATGCTCCAGCGTACCGTCTTCATCCGCCGCCAAAGCTTGCCGATTCTCCCGCTCTTTCTGCGCCCGCACTCGGTGAAAAAGGCTGTTACGCCCCCCCGGCCTCCTGCACTTGATCCACGCAAAGACCTCACCGTTTTCCGTGAACTCGACCACAACACCCTCTTTCTCAAGCGTTTCGTCCGTCCTGTACTTCTTGTTTAAGCTCATTTAAACCCTCTCTGACCTTGAAATTAATAACTACTGCACCCTCACCCTCAACAAAAAGCTACTCCGATGGAGCAACCCTCCTGCAAATCTGAATCGTTTTGCTTTCCCCGCCGATAGACCCGGGTTCCGCCTCAAAATCAAAGCTAAGCATCACATCCCCGTCCGGCCCGGGTATATTCCCCGGCTCGTTGGTAAGCGCCGCCTTGATTATCTCAAAAACATAACCGTTACCCGCCGAATCAGTAAACGGAAAAGCAAAACTCACCTTGCTAAAGCTCCGATACTTTTCGAAAAGCCCAGACCATGCCGTGTCCGTAAGGTAGATGGAAAGACTCCCGCTCACGTCCATCGCACCTAACCTCACGTCTGCCGAATTAAGCTGGCCAATACAGTTTTGCCGCCGCGCGTTTGTATTGCCGGTTAAGGAGAAGTCCATCAAGCATCCGTCGTAAGCGTCACCGTCAATGTAGACCGCCCCCACATGGTCAGTACTGTTCAAAACCTCAGTTTCGTCCGCTTTGTCGTATTCACCGTTTCCAGACAGCGAAGTCTTCTTTTCAAAAGAAACCCCCTCAAAATTAAACGACCCCGTTACAATCGCCCGCGCGTTTGACGTAAGCGACATTTGACCGATACGCGCGTCTTTGATCAGCCTGATAGCGTCTGTCAAGTCCTCATGCTCACATTGTAAAGCATAATAAAAGTCCTGAGTGCCGTTTCTGACATACGACCCCTCGACGGAAATCGACTTGCTTTCGGTGTTCGTATCGTCCGCAGGTGCCGGGGTCACTTCAAGATCATCCTCTGAAACCGACACGACCTTGAACCACCCGTTTGCCCCCTCTTCGTCGAACCCGCTAGCGTAGACCCATTGGCCAACCGCGATGTTTTTGCCCGTCCAATCCACGTTTTCCGTCGAAACAAACTTTGAGGCCGAGTTGTCCGCCGTTATATCCGTTCCCGAAGCATCCACCGGGGTAGACCAGCCGTTTCGCAAAAATCCAGACATCAGATCATCAAAGATCTTTGCCATAAGCTCAATATTGTAAACAGCCGCCGGGTTCTTCCCGAGCCTGACCGCGGGCCCGCGCTGTGCGTCTGACCGCACCATGCCCGAACGCCCCGTCTCGATAGGCTCCCCAAAGCTACCCCCGGTGTGCCGCACTTCTTTAAAAGGGCTTGACCCGTCAATAGTCCCCTTTTCCGTCTGCTTCTGAAAACTCAGTTTTACCCTGTTGCTATCACTCATTTTAAGTCCCTCCGTTAATTTGTATCAAACGTAAACGCCGCGTTTACATTGCTTTGATAATAACCATAACCGTCTTCCCCTGCCCGATCCGCTGGCCCCACATCAAAAAAACGAACCCCGCTAAGCGTATGTCGGGTAAACATCCGCGTCACTATCTCTTCAAGCGCCGCCAAGTCCTCTACGCCCGTATTTTGACGCACAAAAATTTGAACCAATACAACACCCCTACGGCGATGCTTAAGCCTCCCCACAGCGACATGACGCCCCCCAGTAAACGATATCTTGACCCGCGCGAAAATATCCACGTCCCCGAAGTCCTCACGCTTATTCGGAAACGCAACCGGTGCAGGCAGCGTCCAAAGCGCCTTGAAGTGGTCAATAATCTTCCGCTGAACCTGTTCAAAAGTCATAATCACCACCCCGCCCGCTTAACGTCCGCGATCTCGTCCGCGGTAATCTCGTCAACCTCCGGCAACGTAATTGCAACCATCCCCTGCGGAGCTTGACGGGAATGCCCATTCTCCAACGCTTTGATATAATTCGCCCCGTTGTTAATATAAAGCGTCTGACCTAACTGCATTTGCGAAACCGCGCCTATCCGCGCCTCAATCACATTGTTGCCGATATCCCCGTAATCATCCCGATCAACCGTCACGATCCAACTGTTTCGCGCAAACCCTGTCTTCAACGGAGTCCTCATTTTCACGCGATTCGCAAACTCGTAAACCGTCCCCACTATAACGCTACGGGTGTTACTCTCAACACGCTCCATCGTTTCCCTGAGTCCTTCCACTTCAACGCCCATATCCTACCCCTTGGTCACAATCCCAGACCAAAAAATCGGTGTACCGTCCGGCGCAAATGCCCCGATGCCGTGTATATTCCAGACATCGCCATCCGCCGACCACTCCTTAAAATCAAAAAGCAACCCGTCCCCCGGCAAAGGGTCAAAGTCCAAGCCCTGCGCCGCTAAAAGCAAATCCTGCGCCCTGCTTATTTGGAGCGTCCCTTCTTTGAAGCCCTGCTCAAACTGCTGCTTGGTCACAGACTGAGGCGGCAAAAACACCGCAACGCCTGTTGTATATCGAAACCCGTCCCGCTCAAGATCGACAAAATAATGGCCTTCCGTCGCCCCCACAACGTCCTGATCCAGAACCACCACCTTGCCGACCGCGTCAACACCCTGAACAACAAAAGGCCCGCGATTCAAGAACTGCTCGACCTCCCGAAATGCTATAACATCGCCCACCTTGAAGGCGTCCCCGACATCACCCGCCGAAAACTCGACCTCGTACCCGTCAAAAACAGCAACCCCGAAATCGTCCTGAGAATACCGCGCCGACTCCCCGTCAACTGCTTGACGAATTACAACGCTCTTCCCCTTCGCCTCGATCATGCGTCGCGCGCTTTCAATCTGATCCCCGTAAATCGTCATATGCCAAGCCCTTCCCGCTACTCCTTGACGTTATAACCCTTTTCCCGCAACAACTCCGCGACCTCAGCCTTTCGCATGGGCAGACTGTCAACCCCCAGCACAACCTTGATATCTTCACGCACCTGAAACCAGTTCCCGCCCTTTGCCAAATCGAAAGCCTGTTCATCGACAGATGCGCCGCCGATAACCTCAAAGCCCTTCGACTTCATAAGCTCAACCTTCCTTTCAGGCACATCATGCTCAACAAGCTTGCCCTTCCTGTCCGCCTTCGTCGCTCTCATTCTCTTCATCGCTTCGCCTCCTGTCCTGAAAAAAAGGGCGGGGCTTTTTCCGAACCCCGCCCCCTCAACTATTCGTCAAATAGCTATCCGCCTTGAACCGCTTACCCCAGCAACAAAGCCGCGTGTTCCGGCTTAATAAGCTTCCAGCCCCATGCCAAGCCGACCTCATACTTTACACGCCGATACTGCCGATACATCGCGATCTGAAAAGACAACCCAGAAACCGGATCAGTAATTTCCATCACGTCATCAGCCGAATCGCCGCCCTGAGGCATCGCCGGGGCGCGCGTCGCCAAATGAATAGCGCTACGCGCAAAGCCGATATTGGCCGCAAAATTGCTGTCATTCTGAGCAACCTCAGTCCCGTTAGCCACGTCCTCCATCAGACCAGGTTTGGCAATCTTCAGGGTCTTGTTG